TTCGCTGGATCAGCCCAGATACATGGGCCAAGTGCGGCGGCCCGCTGCGGGACGAACTGGAAAAGCGGGAGTGGTATGCGGGCCTCGATCTCGCGACCACCTACGACTTGTCGGCCTTCGTGATGGTGAGCCAGGCCGACGACGGCACCTTTGACGTGATGCCGTTCTTCTGGGTGCCGCAGGAGAACGCTGCCGAGCGGACGCAGCGGGACAAGGTGGACTACATCGGCTGGATTCGCGACGGGTACATCAGGGCGACCGATGGCAACGTCACCGACTACGACGTGATCCGCCGGGACATCGTGGAACTGTCGCAGCGGTTCAACATCCGGCAGGTGGGAATCGACCGCTGGAACGCCACCCAATTGGCCACGCAACTGCAAGGCGAGGGGGTGAATGTGACAGGCTTTGGGCAAGGGTACGGCTCGATGAGCAGCCCGAGCCGCGCCCTCGAAAACTACATCATGTCGGAGAAGATCCGCCACGCGAACCACCCGGTGCTCTCGTGGATGGCTGGCAACGTAGCGGTGCAGACCGACCACCAGGGCAACATCAAACCGAGTAAGGCGAAGAGCACGGAACGCATCGACGGCATCGTGTCGCTGGTCATGGCCCTCGGGCTGCACGCCGTGGCCACGGCCCCGCCCCCCGAACAATCCTGGGACATCATGAGCATATGAGCGAAAACGCCGCCGACTTCAGGATGTTCGACCTGCGTGGAATCGACTGGCCCGAGGTTTCGTCGAGTCGCACGCCCTCGGGCATCCGCGTCAACGCTGACAACAGCATGGCCTGCTCGGCCTACACGGCCTGCATCCGCGTGATCTCGGATGCCGTCTCTGCCCTGCCGCTCCACGTTTACGAGCGGATGGCGAACGGCGGCAAGGCGAAGGCCACGAGCCACCCCGTGTATCGGCTCCTGCACCAGCAGCCCAACCCGTGGCAGACGGCCCAGGAGTTCCGCGATTGGATGACGGGCATGTACCTGCACTACGGTGCGTCCTACGCCGAGATCCGCCCCGGTGCTCGCGGTGCCGTCTCGGAACTGTGGCCGCTGCACTCCAGCCGCATGGAAGTCGAGCGGCTGTCTGACGGGACGCTGCGGTATCGGTATCGGGAGCCGAGCGGGCGCGAGACGATCTACAGCCAAGAGCAGATCTTCGCCCTGCGGTTCACCACGGAAGACGGCATCAAGGCGATCCCCACCTACAAACTCTTCTCCAATGTCATCGGCCTTTCGCAGGCTCTTGAGACGCACGCCGCGACGTTCTTTGGGAACAATGCTCGCCCCGGCGTTGTGCTGGAGGCCGAGAACCCGATCCCGGCAGAGGCTGCTGAGCGGCTTCGGGAGTCTTGGGAAAGGTTGCATCGCGGCAGCGATAGGGCTCATAGAACGGCAGTATTGCCTGCGGGCGTGAAGGCCCACGAACTGAGCAGCAGCAACGAGGCTGCCCAGATGCTTGAGAGCCGGTCTTTCGCTGTGTACGAGTGCTGCCGGATTTTTCGCGTGCCGCCCCACATGGTGCAGCAGCTGGACCGCTCGACCTATTCAAACATCGAAGTGCAGGGCACGGAGTTCGTCCAGCACTGCCTGCTGCCGCACTTGAAGCGGTGGGAGGCGGCGATCTCTCGCGACCTCATCGTGGACGACGAGACCTACTTCGCGGAGCACAACGTCAACGGCCTGCTGCGCGGGGACCACACAAGCCGGGCGGCGTTCTATGTGTCGGCCCTGCAAAACGGCTGGATGACGATCAACGAAATCCGAGAGGCCGAGAACCTGAACCCGATTGGGCCAGACGGCGACAAGCATTTCGTGCCACTCAACATGACCACGCTCGACAAGGTTGGCCAGGAGCAACCGGCACCGGAGCCGATGCCAGCGCCGCCCGTCGAGGAAGAAGACAGCCCGGCCGACGACGCCGAGGACCAGTCCGAACAGGAGAACCCGACCGATGGAAATTGAACGCCGCGACTTCGCCTTTGAGGAAGAGAACGAGCTGATCGTAGAGAGCCGGGCCGATGGCCGGGCCGCGATCATCGGCTACGCCGCCGTCTACAACCGGCTTTCTCTCGACCTCGGTGGGTTCCGCGAGGAGATCCTGCCGGGCGCGTTCGACAAGATTCTGAACCGCCAGCGGGGCAAGGGCGACGTGGTGGCACTGTTCAACCACGACAGCAACATCGTCCTGGGCCGCACCTCGAGCGGCACGCTTGAACTCTCCAGCGACACGAAGGGGCTGCGCTATGTGGTCACGCCGCCGGTGAGCCGGGCCGACGTGCTCGAGCTGATCCAGCGGCGCGACGTGCAGGGCAGTTCGTTCGCCTTCACGGTGGACCCGAAGAACGAATCCTTCCGCACTGGCGAGGACGGCAAGGCCGTGCGGCAGATCCGCGAGGTGAGCGGGCTGTATGACGTGGGGCCGGTGCTCGTGCCCGCGTACCCCGCCACCTCCGCTTCGGTTGCCCTGCGTTCCTACGAAGCCTGGCTGGCAACGCAGGAAACGCCTGCCGCCCCCGAGGTGGTTGCGGAGATTGCGAAGCGTTCCCTGGTGCGTGACGCCGCTGCGGCGTGGACTCTGAGGCTCCGCAATGTCTGAAGCCCGCTGCACCTGCGGCGAGAAACTCCGGTGCCGTTCCAGCCGCCCATGCGGTGACGAGCGGCAGCGGTATTTGCGCTGCCCCCGGTGCGGGGCTCGGGCGGTGGCGTTTGTGAAAACAACACTTTCCGAAGTGCGCTTCTGCAAGAGGTCTGCCCGCTAGTGGCACTGTGGACTCCACGGCAATACCGCCGCCAGGAGATTCACCACAGTGGACAACCTCAAGAAGCTTCAGGACGAGGCGGTTACCCTCGCCAACCGGATCGACGCAGTTCGCGCCATCGAAGGCGACGACGACAAGATTGCCGAGCGCGACCTCGAACTGGAAACGCTGAACAAGCGGGCCGGTGATCTCGCCAAGAAGATCGACTTCGAGAAGTCGGTCGTCGAGTCGGCCAAGAACCTGCGGTCGGTGGTGGATCGCTGCACCCCGGCCCCCGAGGTTCGCGCCGAGGAGAAGGCCGTCCGCATCGAGGCCGTCCCGTTCGCGGGCCGCCTGCGTGCGTTCGAGAAGGCCGAGGACGCCTACCGGTTCGGCATGTTCATCAAGGCCCGCCGGGGCGATGCCGAGGCCAAGCGGTGGTGCGACGATGCGGGCATCGATACCCGTGCTCTCGGCTCGACCGGTTCGACGACCGGTGCCGCGACCGTGGCCGACGTTCTTTCCTCGACCGTGATCCGGCTCGTGGACCAGTATTCCGCCTTCGTGCAGAACGCACAGAACGTGCAGATGCCGAGCGACGTGCTGCTGTTCCCCCGCCGCACGGGCGGTGCGACGAGCCAGTGGCAGGACGAGAACGTGGCGATCACCGCCGCCGATCCGACGATCAGCCAGGTGACGCTGACGGCCAAGAAGGTGACGGCCGCCACGATTGTGGCGAACGAGCTTCTGGCCGATTCGGTCATCTCGATCGGTGACTGGGTGGCGGCCGAACTCGGCCTGTCGCTCGCCAACGCCATCGAGTCGGCTGCGTTCTCGGGCAACCCGTCCAACGCTCCCGCCGTGGCCGGTCTCGTGACCAGCCACACGGGCGGTCTCTTGGCCTCCTCGGCTGCCACCTATGCGGCGTCGCTCGTGACGGCTGCCGGTGACACGCCGGACGAGGTGACCAAGGCCAACCTCCTGGCGATGATGGCTGCGGTTCCGCAGCACAGCCGGGCTGGTGCCAAGTGGTATTGCTCGCCGTTCTTCTTCGCGACCTGCATGCAGGCTCTCGATCTGAACCAGGGCGGTTCGGTTGGCCTGTCGGCTGGCATGGGCCTCACCTTCCTCGGCAGCCCGGTGGTCCTCACCGACCGCCTGCCGAGCGGTGCAGACTCCACCGGTGCGATCATGGCGCTGTACGGCAACCTTGCCAACAGCTCGATGTACGGCATCCGCCAGGGCATCGAGATCGCGTCCAGCGATCAGGTGAACTTCCTGTCGGAGCAGACGGTCATCAAGGCTTCGGCTCGCGTGGCGATCACGCACCACAGCCTCGGCTCCTCGACCGTCGCCGGTCCGGTCATCGGCCTCGTCGGTGCGTGAGCCTGACGGCTTGACGTGATGTGCAAACTGGGCGGGCCGCTCCACTACGGGGCGGCCCGCTCTCTTTTTGAGGTAGCACATGATCGTCCGCGTGGGTGGTACTGAGGCAGACGTTCGGGTGGAGGCCATCCTGTCGATGCCCAGGCTGTCGTTCACGGCCAACCACTTCGCATGGGCTCAGGCACTCATGCCGCTGGGGATTCGCCCCACGATGGGGACTGGCTGTTTTTGGAGCCAGGTGAATACCCGTATCATGGAGACGTTCATCGACAAGGCCGAGTATCTGCTGACGATTGATTACGACACGTTCTTCACGAAGGAAGACGTGGAGCACCTCTTCGCGATGGCGATGACGTTCCAGTGCGACGCGCTGACCGGATTGCAGACGAAGCGGGAGGACGGCCGACCGATGCTGACGCTGAAGGACACGCTCGACAACCCGCCCGAGGACGGCAAGACGAGCCTGCCGATGTCGTGGTTCTCCGAGCCGGTGCAGGAGGTGGACACGGCCCACTTCGGGCTCACGGTCATCAGCACGGCCGCCCTCAAGCGGTGCAAAAAGCCGTGGTTCTGGTCGAAGCCCGGCCCAGATGGATCGTGGAACGAGGGCCGCACCGACGATGACATCTGGTTCTGGCGCAACTGGCGGGAAAGCGGGAACCGCGTCTTCATCACGCCGCGCGTGGTCCTGGGCCACGGCGAGTATGTCGTGACGTGGCCGGGGCAGAACCTCGGCAAGCCCGTGTTTCAGTGGACCACTGATTTCACGACCAACGGAAAGAAGCCCGAAACTGCATGGAGCGTGCCTCAATGAAGAAACTAAGGATGCTGCGTTCGTTCCGAAGCTACCGCGCCGGGCAGGTGGTGGAGATCCCCGGCGGGCTCGCTCAAGAGTTGATCGCCCGGCGGTTCGCGGTGGAGGACCGGCAGCAGGAGTTGATCGAGACGGCCGCCGTCGAGCACGACGTGGAGACAGCCGACGCCACGCCCAAGCGGAGAAAGCGAAAGTGATGTACCGCAGCCTCAGCCGCCAGACGCCGCCTGCCGTGGAGCCCGTGACGCTCTCCGAGGCGAAGGCCCACTGCCGCATCGACAGCACCGCCGACGACGCTTATGTGGCCAGCCTCATCACGGCCGCCCGCGAGTGGTGCGAACAATATCTCGACCGCACGCTCGTCTACACGCAGTGGGTCATGCGGTTCGACCGCTTCCCCACCTCGGGCATCGAGGCGATGGAGCTGCCCCGCCCGCCGATGGCCGTCGCGGGCACGGCCACGGCCGTGTCGCTCACGTTCACGGCAGACGGCGGCACGACCGGCACCTACGCCGTGGATCAGTTCCGCGTGGATCGCCAATCGACGCCGGGCACCGTGCTGCCGATCTACGCTGGCACCTGGCCGCCGCACCGGATCGACGCCGGGGCGCATGCTGTGACGTGGTGGGCTGGCTACGGGAACAGCGGGACCGACGTGCCCGCCGCGATCCGCCACGCCATCTTGATGCTCGTGGGCATGTGGTTCGAGCGCCGCATGGCGGCCGACTCCATGAGCGGCGACGAAATCCCGTTCGGCGTGAAGTCGCTTCTCGACTCGCAGCGATGGGGCTCCTACCGATGATCGACCCCGGCAAGCTCCGCGAACGCATCACCGTCCAGATCGCCAGCGGCAGCACCAATGCCCTCGGCGAGACGGTGCTGGCGTGGAGCGATTCCTCGGCCGTGTGGGCGAGCGTGGAAGGCGTGAGCGCCCGTGAGGCGTTGGCGGCCGGGCAGCAGGAGGTGAGCATCACGCACAAGGTGCGGCTGCGGTTCCTCTCTGGCCTGACGCAAAGCATGCGGTTCGCATGGCGGGGCCGCACGCTGGAGATCGTGAGCCTGCTCGAACACGGCAACCGCAGCGAGCACGAGGCCATTTGCCAGGAGACTATCTCGTGAGTGTCTTTGCCGAAGGGCCGTCGCTGCTGCGGCTTGCCGTTGGCAAAGGCAAGTTTGCAAAGCAGCAGTACGGCCTGACCACGCTTGACGACGTGATCAAGAGCCTGAAGGCACTCCCCCGCGAGATCAGCCTGAAGTACCAGGCCCAGGCACTCCGCAAGGCGGCGAAGCCCGGCCAAGAGGCGCTGCGGCAACAGACGGCAGCCCTCGGGCAGGTGACGGGCAACCTGTTGGCGAGCGTGTCGAAGGCCGAGCGGAAGTACACGAACAACAAGCAGCAGATCCCCGTGGGCGTGATCGTGATCGGCTTTCGGCGGCCCACGAACGCAAAGAGCCAGAAGGGTGCCACCCCGGCCTTTGTGGGCGGCACTGTGCTGAAGGGGCCGAACCGGGCCTACCACTCGCATCTGGTGGAGTTTGGCACCAGGCCCAGGATGGCTGGCAAGAGCAAAGTGACCCGCAGGCGCAAGGTCATCCTCGGCGGCAGGATTCAGACGATTGTGGATCGTGAGAAGAAGCCAGCCGCAGGCCGTGGCGTCTTGTCTTCGTGGAAGACCCGTGGCGACTTCACGGGGCGAGGTATCTACCCAGTGGACTTCATCGCCAGCGGCACCGTCGCAGGCTCGCCCGCCCGGCATCCGCTGCGGAAGGCGTTCAATCAGTCGCGGGCACAGATGCAAAGCATCCTCGACGTGGAGATGCGGAAGGCACTCACGCGGGCCGTGAAAGAGTACGAGCGGAAATACGGCGACCTAGGAGGCCAGTAGCGTGAAATCCCCCGAAGCCGTCCTGCGTTCTGCGCTCATTGCCAACGCCACCGTGGCCGGGCTTGTGAGCACCCGCGTCTATCCGGTGGTGGCCCCCGCCTCGGCCGCTCTTCCGTTCGTGACGTGGCGGCGCGTGGCGATTCGGCGGCAGCAGACGCTGGGTGGCCCGATGGGCATGCCTGTGACGAGCGTGGAATACAGCATCTACGGGGCGACCTACGAGCAGGCCCGCGAAGTGGCGGATGCGATGCGGTCGGTTCTGGATGGGTACGGCGGAACTTCGAACAATACGGAAGTGAAGCAAACGTCGCTCGAACAGGAGTCCGACGACTTTGTGACGCTGGCGGGTGCGGAACTCCCGCCTGCCTATCAGATCACCCAGCAGTACGACACGTTCTGGATCGAAAGCTAGGAGACATAAAGCATGCCCGCCACCCCGCATGATGGTTCCGGTTCCACGTTTGTCTTCGCCGGTGCCACCTACACCGTCACGAACATCACCTACACGATTGCGGACAACAACGCGACCGACAACATTGACGTGTCGCACCTCGGGCAGACTGCTGGCTCAACCGTCCTGACGCTTTCGCGTCCGCTGAAGGGCTCGGCTGGCGATACCGGCAAGGAAGTCACAATCGACTACCTGACCAACGCTGGTGCTACGCCGATTGCGCAGGGTGCCACCGGCACGCTGACCATCACGGGCGGCATCACGCTGACCGGCGTGGCGGCCACCTGCAAGTCTTCCACCGTCACGCTTGCCACGAACGACGCCAACAAGGGCTCGGCATCGTTCCAGGTTGCCTAACCGCCAGGGGGGCTTCCCGTGGCGAGTCTCAGCACAGGCATTAGCGTGACGTGGAACGGCGTTGCCTTCCAAGAGGTCACCGGCCTGTCGTGGTCATTCGGTGGCGATGGCAAGGGGCGCAGCGTCGCTTGGACCGACTCGCCAGGCTCGGTGGCGGTGGAGTGCCTCGGTTCGGCCAACACCTCCACCGCGCTCTGGAACACGCGCGCCGAGGTGGTGATCTCTGGCGGCGGCCAATCCTTGACTGCCTATGCAGTATGGGAGTCGCTCAGCGTGGCCAGCGAAGTGAACGGGGTGACCCGTTACAACGTCACGCTCAAACTTTCCTACTAGGTGAACCATGCCGCTGACCAGAGAACAGATCGACGCCGCAACCGATGCCAAGATCATCACCGTGGAAGCCCCCGAACTCGGCGGCGACGGCAAGGTGTGTATCCGCCTGATGAGCGTGGGCGACCGCGACTCCTACGAGATCAAGCTGCTCGAAGGCGACGGCAAGGCGATTCCTGACTTCCGCTCGGAACTCCTGAGCCGCACGCTCTGCGACGCCGCTGGCAACCTGCTCTATCCCGGCGACGAAGGCGTGGCTGCCCTGAAGTCTCGCAGCGCCGACGTGATGCACCGCCTGTGGCATGCGGCCCTGAAGCACAACGCCCTGACCGAGGAGGAAATCAAAAAGCTCGCGGGGGAATGAACGCCAGGCCGACCTTACAGTTTAAGTTCGCCCTGGCGTCACACCTCAAGAAAACCATCGAAGAAATCGACGCGATGGACTCGCGTGAGTTCTCGCAGTGGATCGCTTACACGCGATGGTTTCGCCCGCTCGACAATCCTTGGCACCAGACCGGCATGATGGTTTCGGCCGTGCTCGCACCGTACTCCAAGCAAACACCCGACCCCGAAGCGTTTATCCCAATCGAAGACCGAGCCCCCAAGCATCCCTCACAGATCCGCGACACGATCCGCCGGATGGCGGAAGACCTCAAGAAGTTTGAGCAGTAATGGCAACCATCGGCCTTGGCTTTCAACTCTCGGCATCGGCCACGCAGATGTCGGCTGGCATCAATGCCGGGGTGGTCGAGTTACAGAAGTTGGGTTACGCCGCCAAGAAGACGCAGCAGGACGTTTCGACGCTCAAGACGATTGAGTTGTCGAGAGCGTTCATCGCCACGGTGCGGACGGCGGCCGGGGCGTTTCAGCAGTTCATCGGTGGCACGGCGGGTGCCGTTGCCAGCATCGACGATCTCTCAAAGCGTACCGGCATTTCGGCCGACATCATCCAAGGCTATTCGCTGGCGGCGAATCAGTCCGGTGTTTCGCTGGAGACGTTCGGCAAGGCGGTGCAGAAACTCACCGTGAACCTGGGCGAAGCCCAGACGGGCAATGCCACGGCGATCAAGTCTTTCGCGGAACTCGGCCTGTCGATCACGGACCTGTCGCAGTTGCGCCCCGAGCAGGCTTTCGATGCGGTCGTGGCTGCAATCAGCAAACTCCCCAACCCGGCGCAGCAGGCAGCGGCGGCTGTCGGCCTGTTCGGCAAGAGCGGCGTGGAACTCGTGCCGATCTTCCAAGAGGGTGCAGGCTACTTGCAACAGATGACGGCCGAGGCGCGGCGGCTCGGGATCGTGTTGAGCCCGCAGCAGACCGCAGGCATTGCCTCGCTGGACGATTCGCTCCAGAAAGCCCAACTGACGCTCCAGGCGTTCTCCGCTCGCGTGCTATCGGAACTGGCCCCATCTCTCACCAAGGCGGCCGAGGATGCCGCCACGTTCATCGCGGCCATCGACGTGAGGCAGGTGGCATCGGCCGTCACGGCGGTGATCTCCGACTTGGCGGCTGCGTTCAAACTGGTCTCGGCGGCGGCCCTGCCGCTGGCTGGCAACCTCCTCCCGGCCATCGGCGGCTACTTGGCTTTTATCAACCGGCAGGTGCTTACGGCGGGGATCGCCAGCCTGGCCAACTTCTTTGCAGCGGCAACCGCCTCGGCGTTTGGCTATTCGGCTGCGGCGGGCACGGCGGCAACGGCCACCGTGGCCCTCGGCGTGTCGATCCGCTCGGCGCTCGCCAGCACGGGCATCGGCGTGCTCGTGGTGGGCTTCGGGCTGTTGGCTGGGGCCGCGCTGGAGTGGGCGTTGGCCAGCAAGCAGGCCGGGGCGGAAGTGACGATTGCCGTCGAAGATCCGCAGGAAGCGATCAAGAAATACCAAGAGCAGGTGCGGGCGGCGACGGCGAGCACGCAGGAATTTGGCCAGCGGGCGAAGGATGCCCTGAAGGTGCCGGACCTCAACGTGACCGAGTTCGCCCAGAACTCGCTTTCGCAGGCAGAGTCGGCAATCAAGCAACTGGCTCAAGAACTAGGCGGGCTCGGGCAGGTTCCCGTCGAGGTGCTCCAGCAGTTCGACCGACTGACCGAGTTGGCCCGCAACGCCAACGCGGAGACGATCTACCAGAAGTATGCGATTGAACAGGTAGACCGCGCGGCCCGTACCTTCAGCGACACGCTGCGAGCACAGTCTGACGCACAGCGGGCAAACGCTGAAGCCGCCAAGGCCGCCGCCGACGCTGCCGCTCGCACTGCCCAGGAGTCCCGGCGGCGAGTGGCCGACTTGGCGAACGCCGGGCTCACCGACGCCGAGACGAGCCGTCTGCAACTCAGCCGGGACTTGCTGGCAATCGGCCAGGAACTGCGGGCAGCAGAGGAGGCGCTGGGCGAGGCGAAGCGAACGAACGACGCCAGGAGCATTGCCGACGCCAAAGAGCGGCTGCGGCTCGCTGGCGAAGCCACGAAGCAGGCGAAGGCCCAGGACCGCGAGCGGCAGCTGCAAGCCCTCGGTGTGGATGCGAACATCCTGAAGCCAGCCACGTCCATTGCCGACCAGTTCAAGTCGGTGCGCGAGGCTTTCAACAATCGGCTGATCGACGGCGGCGAGGCCCGCAACGCCCTGCGCAATCTGGCTGCCGAGGGCATCTCCATCCGCAAAGAGATCGCCGCCGAGTTGGCCCGGCCATCTGCGAACGCCTTGCAGGTGTCAGACATCCGCACGCAGGAAGGCGCTTCCCAGATGATCGCGATGGCCACCGGCCGCCAAGACCCGGCTCTCGAGCAGCGGCGTGCCCAGTTGGCGAAGCTCGAAGAGATCCGCAAGGCGATCGCCGCCACCGGGGCAAGCCCCGTAGAAATCTTGGGGGCGTGATGGCCGTCCTGTCCTACCGCGAAATCCTGCCGCGCACCTTCTCGCACAAGTTTGGCGAAAGCCCCACGGCCGAGATCAAGTACGCCCTCACGCTCGACGGCCCGACGAACACGCAGGACATCCTCGGGGCAATAGGCATCTTTCACGGGACCGCCCACCCAGAGTATGCGTACCTGCTCTGCCACAACGGGCAGGTCACGGAGACCGACCGCTTTCACGCGGAAGCAACGTACAGCTACGAGACGCCCGCCTCGGGCACATCCAACTACAACGCAAGCCCGCTCTCGCGTGCTGATGTTTGGTCGGTCTCTACGAGCGGCCTGTCGGTGCCGACGTTCCGCTACTACGACGGCAGCGGAAACGGCACAATCAAGCCGCTCGTTAACACGGCTGGCGACATCATTGAAGGGGCGCAGGCTATTGAGGGCGAACTTCGCGTCTCGGTCTCGGGCAACCGTGCCTCCTTCCCAATGGCCACGGCGATTGCCGTGACGGGCTGTGTGAACTCCGACAGCTACGCCGGTGCGTCCGCCCACCAATGGTTATGCAACGGCATCAGTGCCCAGCAGACCACCGAGGTGGTGAACGGCCTACAGGTCACCTATTGGCAGGTGACGGCCGAACTTTCCTACAAGCCGAGCGGGTACAAGCTCTACCTGCCTAACGTCGGATGGAACTACACCAGCGGCGGCCAGAAGAAGCGGTGCTACGTCTTTTCAGAGGAAGGAGAAAAGATTCCGTCCGCGTCAGTCATGGCGCTGAACTCAGACGGAAGCATCAACTTCAACAGCGATTTCACCGGCTCCGGTGCCCCCACCATTCTTGAGCGCCGCGTGAACCGCGAGGTGGCCTTTACGGGCTACTTCGGCACGCCGCCGACATCCTGACGGGGAGCCGCGATGTCCCGCAAGGCAGACGGCAAACCGGCGAAGACTGAGCGGGTCACGTTCACGCGGCCCGCTGCGGAGCGGATCGCCAAGGTGGTGCGAACCGTCGAGGGTGGCGACCGCGACCAGCCAGGGATCTCCTACGGCTCCGCGCCGGGCGGCGTCGCTGGCAAGGTCTTTCGCGTAGCCACTTTCACAGGCTCGTGGTCGATCGACGGCGCAAAGACGGTGACGCTGCGCGGCTCGACCGCCACGCTGAGCGCGACAAATTTATTTGCTGCCATCGGCACGGCAGCGTCATCTCGTAACTGCGCCATCGCCAAGGATGGCACCGCTTGGTTCCTCATCGCCGCCCAATGCTAGACCTCCTCGCCGCCATCGTGTCCGCCGATCCGCCTTCCCTCCTGGCGTGGGCCGTCCTCGCCTTCGCGGCGGGCATGTATCCCATCGGCATCATGCTCGGAAGCACCTGCTCGCCGTGCTGCGCTAGCCCGTGCTCTGGCCCATGCGCAAAAAACGAAGACTGCCCTCCCGGCTGCCAGTGCGTTGGCGGCCAGTGCGGCGGTTCGTTGCCATGCGTGGACTGCAAGGGCGACAGCCTGCCCGACACCGTGACGGTTAGCGTAACTAACTGGCCTGCGGATCGCGTGCAGGGTGGTTCGCTGGCATTTCTGAATTTTGAATCAGATTTCGGCTTCGGCGCGGCTGGCAAAGTGACGGCACCGGGCGACAACCCTGGCCCTGTGTCTGCCGTTGAGCTCACGAGCGGCGGGGAAGGCTACGCAAGAATCATCGTTGAGCGACTTGAGCCAACTGTGACCGCCAGCGCGGGCGGGACGCAACAGTTCACGGTATCGCTAGAGAAGGTCGGCGAGGGCGAGGAGGCCGTCTGGGAGGTGAGCGGCCTTGCCCTTAATGGAGAAGGCACGACAACAAGCAACAACATCACGTTTACCGTTGAGGCTCCTGGCGTCGAAGTTGAACCCGCGTCGGCGTTTCTTGTGCGCGGGCGAACTGCGCCATCGCTTTCCATGTCCGTGGCCTCTGCCGCCGGGGGCGGTGCGCAGCTGGTTCCTGTCATGCTCCAGGGTTTCTCGAACTGTGACGGCAGCCCCGTCTGGGCTCTTAACGACTTTGCGATCAATAACGCAGGTTCTGGGTACGCGGTTGGCGATGAGCTTGTGTTTACGCCGACAAACGGCGTCGAGCACTGCGGCGATTTTGTCACGCCGTGGGTCGTCAAGACCGTTGGCCCTGGCGGCTCAATCGTCGATTTTGAGCTCGACACAGACGACAAGGACATTATCGATGGCTGGTTTCGGGAGTATTACGCTGAGGGCGGCCCGATTGAATTCATCCAAGTGACGAGCGCTGGCGCTTACTATTTGCCAGGGCCGACGACGGTCGAGGTCGCAACGGTAACGGTCACGGTCGCGCAGCGAGGCAGAGCGGAAGGCACCTACGGAGGGGCCGCAATCAGCGCGACCATCAACACAAACCCTAACAGTGCAACCTTCGGGCAGATCGCGGCGCTTAACATCGCCAACGGCGGCTTTGGATATTTGGCGTGGGAATGGGTCGAGATTTGCTGCGGGCCGTACTGGAACGGAAAGTCTGTCGTCCTACGAAGACCCAGCAGAACGCAGGGCGGTTTTGGCAATCTGAATCCGTGCCTATACCGCCACACCAGAACTAACAAAGGCTGCTCGGCAACTATCGAACTGGAATACTCGCCTCAGTCTGTGCGAGTAATGGTCAACGATCCGGCTGGATTCACGCCGCGCGGCAACGATGTGAGCCCGGCGTTTGTTTCTGCCGGTTGCTTTGAGGAAATCTGGAAGACGCCAGGCCCCGGAGAAGATTGCGTCGGGCTTCCCTTTTCCGCGACCTCGCCGCGCGGCATCACGCTTACGGTCGCCCCAGGCGGCAACTACACGCCTGAGATCGCAACGCCGACCAACGTGCGGCACGTTTGCTGCCCAGACGGTAGCTTTGCGCCGTTGGAGCTGGAGGTGCGGGTGCACGAGCCATCGGCTCCGTATCTGCCGGAGCCAGACCCGCCTTTTACGACATACGTTTTGCCGCGCGGCGGCGGTGGTCCTTCGGGTGCGACGGCTGATTGCACGATCAGTTACGGCGGGTTCGGCCTGTACGTCGCCGTCATGAGATGCGACAGCTACTACGGAGCAAACTGCCAGTCCTGCGCGAGAAACTGCGAGACGCGAGTGGGGATGCCCGGCGACGATTACGTCAATTTTCCAAGCAACCACACTTTTTCACGCCCGTGCAATGCGTGCAGTTCTCCGACGATGTGCAAGCCTGTGTCGGGCATGTATGTCATCAATCGCCGCGACCCTCGGTTTAACGACGGCGAGGGGTTGCCGATGGAATGGTTCCAATGGACAGAGCCGCCGCCGGAGGGCTTTACGCCTGGCGACGATAATTTTTACAAGATCGAAATCCCAGAATGATCGACCCGGCAAAACTGTGCGACTTCCAGAACCCCGAGCGCACCTGCCCAACCTGCGGCTACGTTGCCAAGACGCTGCCGCTCTATCGCATGTGCGCGCCTGTGCCGGAAGGCATATGGGAACCCATCCCTATCGGCGACCTCGTAGAGCGTGGCCTGACCGCACTCGGCATCACGAAAGAGCTGGTCGAGTGGCTGACACGCACGGAAGGAAAGCCCGGCGGGTGCGGGTGCGAGGGCCGGAGGCGTTGGATGAACGAGGTCGGGAACAAGGTCCAAACCGACGCGCGGAACGCGCTGATCGCGGCGAAGAAGTTTTACGTTGGCGATTGACGCTTGACGCCCCGGCTACGGTGACGGGCGAAAGGGACGCCGATGCCCCGCAAGCCGCCCAAGGCGAAGACACCGAAACTCGCTGAGCTCGACTTCGAGGACGACGAGCCCTCTGGCCTCGGCATCCTCGACGATGACGGCAACATGGTCCTGCGTCGTTCTGCGAAGCCCAAGCCGAAAGGGAAGCCTCGTGGCAAAAAAGCCGACAAGCCTGCTTGATGACGTGCTGGCTCGGGCGAAGAACCGCAGCCCCGGATTCGAGACGTGGTTTCAACGGCTACCCGCTGAGGCCCAGGCGGAACTGGAAGCGGTGCGGGCTTCGTTCAATCACGCGACCCACCAGAAGACGGCCTTCGCTCGTGCGATCATCGAAGCCGCACGAGAGCGAGGCTGGAAAACAAGCGGCTTGCAGGGAGTCATTCAATGGCTAAACGGAAAACGCTAGCGGCTTCCGTGGCATCGAAGCTCCCGCCCGCGAAGCCTGCCGCCGATGCCGAGCAGGTGACCCAGCGGCAGGACGGCGATTCGCTGGAGGCCCGTTCGACGAGCCGACGCATCAAGACGGTGGAGGATCTGCTTCGCCACATCGAGGCCGACATGACCCGCTTCGAGGTCGCGGCCAGCGAGGCGACCAAGTGGGAGTGCGGCGACGGCGACGGCGGCACCATCGAACTGCACCGCGTCTTTGTGCGGCTCAAGCCCAAGGGCGGGCCGACGACCATCGAAGTGGTCGAGGCGATGATCGACGCCGCGAAGAAGACGCTCCGCAAGCCCTTGGCCAAAAACGTCAAGGCACCCAAGGCAGACGGTCTTTGGCAAGTGCTCGTCATCAGCGACACGCACTTCGGGGCATACTCGTGGAGCAAGACCACGGGCGGCAGCGACTACGACCTAGACCTAGCCGAGCAGCTCGTGGGCAAAGCCGGGGCCGAACTGGTGGCGGTGGGAGATGCCCACAAGCCCACGCGCCGCACGATCGCGTTCCTGGGCGACCTCTTCCACTACGACACGCCGAGCGGCACGACAACCGGAGGCACGCCGCTGGAGCGTGACGGCCGATTGCAGAAGATGATTCAGGTGGGTTGCGACTCGCTGCTCCGCATCGTCGAGCGGTCGGCGGCCTCGGCCCCCACCGACGTGGTGATCGTGAACGGCAACCACGACGAGGTGCTGACGTGGGCCTTTCAGCGGATCCTCGTGGAGCGGTTCCGTGGCTCGAAGGCGGTGACGATCAAGCCCGACTTCCTCTCGCGGCAATACCTCACGCACGGGCGCAACCTGCTCGGGTTCACGCACGGGCATAAGGCGAAGCGGAAGCTCCCGCAGATCATGGCCCTAGAGCAACGCGAGGCGTGGAGCCGCAGCACCTACCGCGAATGGCACACGGGGCATCTGCACCACCAGGCTGCCGATCACAACAAGCCGCTCGACACGCTCGACGGCGTGATCGTGCGGACGGCCCCAACAATCTGCCCGCCTGACGATTGGCACTCAGCCAACGGATTCCTCGGTGCTAGACAGGCATGCGAAACATTTCTCTACAGCCCCGATGGCGGGCTGCGATCAATGCACGTCAGCGAAGGGAACAGAAAGGGATGATTACCGTGGCCGACCGACTCAATGGTGATGGCGTGATGCGTGAGGGACTGCGGCCCGGCTCGCGGGAGTTTCTCGCGGTGCTCGACGAGCTCAAGTCGCTGCACCTCAAGAAGACCCTCGACTACGGGATTGACGAGGACGCACTGAGCAACATCCGCAGCAGTGCCGACGTGGTGAACATGCCGCCGTGGGCGGGCTGCATCCTGCGGATCTCCGACAAGATGCACCGACTCAAGGCGTTCTTCCGGCGCGGCAAGGTGGAGTTCGATGGCGTGGAAGACACGCTCAAGGACATCTGCTGCTACGCCGCCATCGCCCTGGTGCTCTTCCGCGAGGGCGAAGAGTGACCGACCGCCGCGTGCCGTACAGCGAAGGCGAGGCCCAAGAAGCGTGGCTGTGGGTGGGCCGCCACGGGCCTTCCAATTCGTGGACCGCGACCAACGGCACGGCGGCCAGGATGATCGGCCGCCTGCTCGAGGAACGCGAGCGGCTGCTGGCGATGATCGCGGCGCGCGAGAACTTGCCGAGGCCAGCGGAACAATGAGCCGGGCGGCGGGTGCGGCGGCGCGGGTTTATCCCTTTCCCCGCGCTGCCCCCGCTTGCCCGGTTCTGTTTATGCCGCGCACGTCATCGGTCAACGCGGAGGAGGCTTTATGTCGGCGGCGACAAATCCAGTGCAGGCAGCAGATCCGTTGCCGCCGGTCCCTGCGGAACAATGCGAGGGTCGAGGTACGACTTCGCGGTGATCGCCGGGCTGGAATGATCCGCCAATTTCTGTCCCGCTCCTGGGCACGCTGCCTCCGCATACGACACGGCGGCACGGCGTATCCCGTGGAAGCCACGGTACTGCACCCGTGCCCGGCTTGCTATCCCCTGCAACCGCTTCCACAGGAGGCACGCATTTCGGTCCCAAGGCCAGACCATGGCATTTGGGCTCTGGATGCGCCCCGACAGCCAAGCGGCCAGCGTAGGCGAAATTTGGCGGTCTAGGTCGCGGGTCTGGTTTTTCCGCGTTTCGGCCCGAAAAGTGAGGCGGCGACCCGCCGTATCCACCTCCCGCCACTTGGTGTGCATGACGGCGTTGATTCGTTCTCCCGTCTCCCAGAGGCACAGGAGCAGTGAAGCCCACCAATCGCCTTCGGGGATGCCTGCCACGGTGCCCGTGAACCGGCGGGCCTCACGGATCAGCAGGGCCACATCGTCGGACGTGTAGGCCACGGGCACGCGGGCCGGGGCTCGCATGATCGGCACCTCGGGGAAGTCGAGCATGGTGCCGTCGCTGCCTTTCATGCGCTTCCTGGCTGCGTACCGCCAGAGGGCCAGCAGCTGCACCCGATCGCGGGCGGCCGTGGCCCGGCAGGTTTCCCGCTCACGGGCGGCGAGGAACCGGGCAACCGTCAAGTCCGTCAAATGGTCCAACCGTGCCGACTCGCCAAGGTGTCTATCAAAGTGCCGCAGGCTGACCATGTAGCAGTTGATCGACTTCTGCCCCAGGCGGCG